GAAGTTGTTATGCTTGGGGGATGCGTGGACATAACCTCAGAAGGAGGAGAGGAAATACACGCCCAATTTGCAAGCTTTTCTACTGGTTCAACTTTAGCCACTGTAAACAATAGTGGGGTAGCAACTATGGGCGTTAGAATGCCTGTTAAAATTACTTATGAAGGGCAAGAAGTTTGCTATAGCAGAGACTCTTTGCTAAGCAGAATTTCTTCATTCTGTAAAGATGAGTCTTTCACAGAAGTATATATAGCAAGGGGAGTATATATGTCATCCTTACCCAATATTACATGGACTCAAGAGCAGGACGGGTTTATAGAATTTTCCATAGGAGGAGAAGGAAGCGATTTAGACGTAGCTTTTCAGGCAGATAAGGCAAACTTATCTCTTTTGACCTCTGTAAGACAAGAGAAGGATTTTCTTGTATCAAGTAATAACCCTGACCCGATTCATTCTCCTTTTGAGGTAACGTCGGACGACTACATAATAGTAGTATGTGTCCCAGACGGAAATAGTACCGCTGGGTGTACTATAGAAATGGCAGAGCAAATATAATGAGCATTACTCAAATAAAACAAACTATAGAGCAAGAGTTTATTGATAACTGGTACGATAGTCAAGTGTTCTTTAAAAACGCAGATATTCCAAAAAGCGAAGACCATTTGATATTAGTTCATATCAACGGACAGCCTCCTGACGTTTGTTTAAATAACGACTTTCAAACAAACGCTATAATCAGAGTATTTGCGTATGGTAAAAATGATATAGAAGCTATAAGATGGGGGGAGTTAGTCACTTCTTTTCTGCAATTTAAGAGATTTGGATCGGTAGTTGTTGATTCAGGAATACCACAAAATGGATCAGTAAACATAGGTGGCTTAAATGAGTTTGTCGTAGATTTTAAATGTTACTTCGATGCACCATTTGTACCACCTGCTTTATTCACCCTAACAGATGATATAGGCGATGTACTTACGGATGATTTAGGTTTAATCTTATTGGGGTAAATAAGTGGTATAATGCTATATTACTTAATATTAAAAAGGAAATAAAATGGGCGGTGTAAAAAGTCAAGGTACAAAGTTCGGCGTTTCAACTCTTCCAGCAACGGTATACACACCCGTTCAGTGTAATGTTTCTATTGATAAACAAGACGTAGAAGCAACTACAATTGATGTAACGTGTTTAATATCAACAGCTAAAGAAAAACTTATCGGGCTACAAGATAACGGAACTATAGCACTAGGTTTAAATGTTAATTTCGGTGATGCAGGATATATTATCTTAGAGGCTGCTAAAGCTTCAGGCGATACTATTGGTTTTCAAATAGAACTACCTCCACAAACAGGTTTTACAGTAGGTTATATTTTTACTGGGGAATGTTTAGTTAAAGCGCTTCCTTACAATATATCAGTAGACCAAGCAATCACTGGTACGGCTAACTTAGAAGTAACAGGCGAGATAGTTAAAACAGAACCGGTTCTGGTTCCGGTTTAACAGATGGCAAGACAAGAAAAAGAGTTCATCTTAAATGGTGAACCCGTTATCTGTAAAGAACCTACCCTAGGCATGTATACTAAATTCACAAAGGTTTTTAATGCTGAAGAAGGTGAAGACAATACACAAGGATTGTTTTTGCTGGTAGGTGACTGTATCGGGTACGATGAAGATAAAATGTTAAACGAAGTACCATTGTCATGTATGACAGAAGTAGGTGAGATAGGCGCATGGATAACCTCAGTTGTCAACGCTAAATAACCTTGAATATTCTAAGCACCTCTTAGCTTTAGAGCTAGGGTGTTTCGTGGATAAGATAGACGATATGACAGCGAGAGAGTTTTTTAACTGGATTCGTTTTTATGAGCAGAAGAATAGCGGTTCTACTGATAAAAGAGAATCAACACAAGAGCAAGACAATCTAGAAGTATTTAACTTCCTAAATGCAAAGGTTAAAAAAGATGCCTAAGTTTGAAATAGACGTAGCCGTAAAAGGTGAAAATAAAGTAGACTCCCTAGAGAAGAAGGTAAAACGGACAGACAGGGCAGCGGATAAACTTGCAGGAACATTTAAAAAGCTTGGTGGCGTATTAGCTGGTATCTTCATATCAGGACAAATAGTAAGTAAGTTTAACGAAACTGCTACGGCAATAGACAAGATAGCTAAGACCTCTCAAAGACTTGGCTTAACGGTAGCTGCATTTAAAGGGTTGGCTTTAGCTGCTAATCAAACTGGTGTAAGTACTGAAACGCTAGGTCAAGCAATCCAACGTATGAATAGACGAGTGTTTGAGGCTTCACGAGGAACTGGTGAGGCAAAGCAAGCGCTAAGAGACTTGGGGCTAGTAGCAGAGGACTTAGTTAAGCTATCCCCTGATGAAACATTCTTAGCTATTGCCGACTCTATGGCAAAGCTAACAAACACAGGTGAAAAAACCGCCCTAATGATGAAGATATTCGATTCTGAGGGTGTAGCTCTAAAAAACACTATGGAGGGCGGAGCGGGCGCGATTCGTGCTTTTATCACAGAGCAGGAAAAACTAGGCGTATTAACTCAAAGCCAAGTTAAAGACGTAGAGGAAATGAATGACGGGTTTCAAAAGCTAGGTCTAGCAATAGCTTTTGTTGGTGAAAAGTTTACTGCTGATTTAGCGCCTGACTTAAAGCAAATAGCGGAATCTTTTACGGTAGCAGTTACGGAAAGTAAAGTATTCAAAGATGCTCTAAGTGGTATCGCTGATATTATTGCCGTAGTTGCTAAAACTTTAGCCGTAATGGTGCAGAGCATAAATTTTGCAGCCGAGGGATACAAGCTGCTATTTAATGCAATATTCGGTACAGAAGAAGCATTCCAAGCACAATTGGAAACAGTCGGAAAACTTTCTGATGCTATGAAAGAGCTATTTGAAGAACCTGAGGGCGCAGACGCACAAATTAACGTAACCAAGCAAGTAACACAAGAATTTGAAAAGCAGGTCACACTATGGGACGAGATACAAAGAGCCTCTAGAGACTACTATTTAGAAATGAACGCTAACACCAAGATAGCTAACGACTTAGTGCAGTCTCTATCATCCACAATGGTTGACGGCATAGCAGGCGGTTTTAGAAAGATGCTTGATGGGGCTAATGACTGGGGCGATACAATGAAGTCTATTATAAAAGATATCATAGCTCAGTTGATAAAAGTATTAGTTGTACAGCAAGCTATTAACGCATTAGCAGGAGCGATAGGCGGAAGCAGTGGAACTTCTTCACCATCTGGGGCAAGGGCTTCAGGTGGTCCAGTCATAGGACAAAGAAGTTATCTAGTAGGTGAAAAAGGCCCCGAACTATTCACGCCATCCCAAAGCGGCAGCATAACATCTAATGATAAATTAGGAGCTAGTGTTAATGTAAACGTGGTAAACAATTCAAATGCTAGTGTAGACGTACAGCAAGATGGAGATAATATAAGCGTCATTATAGAGCAAGTTAGCAACGCTATAGCTAGCGGTATAAGTAGAAATACTTCACCTGTAGGAAATGCTGTACAGTCATCATTCGGGCTTAGTAGATAATGGCACTATCCGATGACCTTAAAAGGGTATACTCTTCTAACACTATAGACGTTAGATCATACGATACGGTGGAATTATCGCATTCCCTATTTACTCAAACATATTATTTAATAAACGATCCAGTCCCTCAGATATTAGAAATAAGCGCAGGAGTATCAAAAACATTTACACCGTTTGCTTTTAGTGTATCTCTTCCAACAAAAGGAAGTAACCAGCAAGAAATAGGTCTAGTATTTGACAATGTAGCTCAAATAGGAATCACAGAGATAGAACTAGCAAGTGGAAACATGAAAGAGCCTATTAAGATGATATATAGAGTGTACATTGATGGAGATATAACGTCACAAATAGACCCTATAGAGCTAGAACTGACAAGCGTTTCAGCAACGGCAATAAGTATTACAGCTACCGCAACAAGAACTAACCTATATGCTAAAAAAGTGCCTACACGTAACTTTGATAGCTGGGTATTTTTAGGGTTGAAATAATGAAAGATAAAATAAATTCACTTATTGGAAAGCCTCACAATAATGACAATTACCATTGTTGGCATTTGGTTTGCGATTTAGTTCCATGCGCACCAAAGATAGACGCAAGCATAGGGACAATCAGAGAGGCAATGTCATATAAAGATGATGTTACAGATGGTAAACTAAGAGAGATAAAATCACCCATTAATGGATGCATAGTACTACTAGGCAAAAGCGAAAGAACTTTATACCATGCAGGCGTTTTTTATTCGGACGGAATTGTACATAATGATGAAAATGGTGTAAGATATGAAACATTAAATAAAATTGATGAAAAATTCCCTTTTAAAAAGTATATGATATGCAGGTAAGATTTGTAAAAGATATAACAAACCTAAAAGATATAGATACATTTAACTATCAATGTGAAAGAGTTATTGACTATCTAATAGATAAGTATCCATTAGGGGTAAATAGTCCATACACTATATTTTTGAACGATAAAAAACTAGAGGTAAATGATTTTGATACGGAAGTATCTACTGATGATGTTCTTACTTTTATTATGCACCCTAAAATAGCAGCAGCATTCGGACTTACTGGTATTGCTGCATATTTAGTAAACTTTGCAGTCGCTACAGCAATTAGTTATGCAGTTGGACAAATATTCAAGCCAGATGTTCCAGATATAGGGCTAGGCAGTTCGCAACGATCAAACAATAAACAATCGAGTGTATACAATTTAAACTCTCAGCAAAACGTACAAAGATTAGGACAACCCATACCCGTACACTATGGAAGAGTTAGAGTATATCCTAGCTTATTAGAAGCCCCATATTATAGGTATGAAGATAATGAGCAATATTTATATCAGTTAATGTGTATAGGAGCAGGAAAATATAGACTAAATGATATATTTGTAAGTGATACTACATCTAGCGATATAAGCACAGAAACTTTCCAATATGAAACAATATACGAAAGTAGTTTTGCTAACATTGAAAACGCGATAGGTGACGCAAGCTATCATCAAAGAGTTAGAACGGTTCCTGAAGTATCTACTTTGGAAGTAAGAGGAACACCACAGAAAAGTGAAATGTATTTATCTTTTAGTGGAAGCACTATAACATTTGGACAGTATAACGGCGGCGTATACCCTGACATATCATCTTTAGCACTAGGTAGCCAAATAATCATATCTAACAGTGATAGCAATGATGGTACTTATACCGTTCAATCAGTAGACTTAATTAATCACACAGTAACCGTTCAGTCTCACGTGTTCACTACTGAGCCGGCAACAGTAACAAGCGCAACCAATACAGATTGGGCTAGAACATACGGGCGCACCATATACGAAGACTTGTTTAATTCTAACTCAGAGCTTTACTTTTTCTCAGAGATAGGAAAAGTATATAAAATAGAATTCAACGGGTTAACATATATAGGTGTGCCAACATACAGAATAGAAGAGGGACAAAGCGATAGCTCAGAAGTAGGGTTTGATATAAATTTTGAAAAGTTCGGGTTCGGAACTATCACAATGACGAATGATAAAACAATATGTAACGCTACTTTTGATACAACTTATGGCGAGTTTACTTTAAATACTGCTACTAATTCATTGCCCCAAAAACTTGAAATAGATTTAGTTCTTCCGAGAGGCTTATATAATACAAATTCATCAACTGGTGTTTTTGAGGATAGAGTATTGTCTCTACAAGTTATAACAAAAGCGTATAGAAATGGGAGTAATTTTTCAAC